TATCATTGCAAGTTGTTCTTCGTTCAGTGAACTAAGAAAATCAATTCCGCTAGCACAGTTAAACACTATCCAGGGGCTAATACGTCCGTTTGAAATATGATGAACTATACGATTGCCAGAACCCGATCGAAAGTAATTATTAAAGTTATTTTGCAGTTTTGAATCAATGTCTGCGTAGTCTTGCATTTCTTTTAATGCCCGCTCTATTGCATCTTGTACTGCTTCTTTTTTCATATATTCAGATAGCCACTCTAAGTACAAGATTTCCTTACACCAATTATCTAATTTTTTATTGTTTTTTAATAACCAATTGGTAAAATTACTTACGTTGACACATTTAATTGCTGTTACGTGTCTGCCATATTTAACAAATGCAGTATAATACGGACTGGATGCAAAGTCTTCGTAGGTTTTTAGTCGAGCACTGCCTTGGGATACTTCGTAAAATTTTAAATAAGACTTGAATCCGAGCTGGACTCCTGTTTCATTTTGCTGTTGCCATCTACGTTTAGGTTCACATAAATGTGCAGTCAGAGTACTTTCTTTAATATAAGATTTACCACAATACCGACAACTATAGCTCATATATTATTTTGTTGTATGTAATTATATAGATATTCTACTAAAGGTAGATTTTCGTTACCGTGATAATGTTTACAAGAAGGGCTAACACCGACGTCGGCACTTGTCGACCCCGCTTCGTGTAAAAATAAATTACTAGACCATGTACCCAGATTTATTAAGTTTTTATTTTCTTCAATACATTTCAATTTCGATTCGCTTACATGATTTTTCAATGGCGACGACCTTAGAAATTCATCACCGGGGGCAGAATATATCACATGTCGAATATTTCTACTAGTTAAAAAACCACTTAGGCAAATTACATCATGAAAAAACATATCCATATATTTGTGATTAACATCGAATTTATAACGATCCTCAATGTATTTGATGTATTGATCATTTAAGTTTGCATATCTTAAATTTTTTATTCCAACTGGACTATAACTGACCCAATGACGATTATAAGATTCAATTTTAGGATTCCATGGGGCCGACTGCCTGTTCCAAAAGGTAGTAGATATAATTACAAAATCAACAGGTCGAGTTAATATATATTCTATTGTGCTTGTAAAAATCCTATCGTTGCTTGCTCCGGGTAAACTAAGATTGAAATAATTTTCGATATTTAATTTTTTAGCCAAGACTGGTAAAGAAGTTCCCCATGCTGCCCCATAACTGCAACCGTTTAACAACAGCATTAAGATAATTCCTTTTTAATTTCGCTGTCACTCATGCCTAATTCTTTGGCCATGATTTTGATTTCTTTTTCAGTGTTCAGTTCAGCCATAACAGCAATATCATTTAATTTCATAGCAGGATAAAGTTTACTTAAAAATTTAATAATTTTAGTATTTGATCCTTCTTTCTTTTTGCTGCTTAACCAGTAGTGTCTCTGTTTGCCCATGCCCGGGCTCACTGATGTACACATTAACCATTGTAGTTTTGTGTGTTTATTAAAATCGAAAAAATTTATATTTACTCGTTCGTTACTAGCCATTAAATACCAAGCTTGAAGATCACTGCTGCCTTCAACATTGGCGCTGTATTTCATCATTAGATAAGTGCTAAACTTTTTACGTTCTTCATCTGTGAGCTCATCATAAAATTCTCGATTTTTTAAATCAAGTTGAGCCATTTCATTGTTTATCGAAAGTTTATCCATGTGTACAATTCTTCTGCTATTAATCGATGGCCTTCTTCATTTGGATGACTGCTACGCTTTATCATATATTTTCGATTCACATTCGCCCAATTTACTTCGTAGTCTGGATTGCACGATCCAGCACTTATCATTTGCATAAATGTTTTTGGGCACCATTGTTCCTGGTCTACCAGATGATGGGACGGCAATGGATCCCAATTAGATACAAAGTATACAGGAATTTTTTATTTTTGCAAATTTCTTGCACTAACAGGCAGTTTTTAATCCGATTAAGTTTTCCCAACTCATCCGAATATAATCTAGTATAGTACCACTCCATGTTGGGATCTTGTGGATGTACTTCAAATATTTGATCGCTGTCAATTTTCATAGTCCTTGCATACCCTGTTGCACAAAACAGCACCATCGAATCAGTTACATCAGTTTTCAAGAATACATTTACTGCATGATCTATGCTCGTTCCTCTTTGACTTAAATTTTTACAGTTCAAGTTTAATTTTTGAGATAGTATTGCAGGGAACGAGTCTTTTTGCGGATCCTGCAAATCGGCGCCGGCCGGCCAACTGTCCCCAAACACTATTAAATTTTTCATACTGGATGATGCTGTATTTCTACAGTATTGCCCTTCATTAAAAGATAAAATATTTTAACACGTTCTAGTTCTGATTGTAAAGCAGGATGAAATTTACTTTGCTCAACTATTTCTTTCCATAGATCCCAGTCAAGATGATCTTTTGTTACCCGTTCTGCGGTTCGACCCATTTCGATTCTTTCAGTAGACAGCGGTTCCCTGGCATAGATTATTCCATCTGCTTGTTCATAAATGTAAGTGGCCCCAGGTTTAAGATTGCCCATCTATTAGATCAGTTTTAAAACTATAACCATATTGAGCATACGCCCATCTCATAAACCTCAATAATTCTTCTTTATCGTCGGGATAACTTTCTAAATAAATTCTAACCAATCTATTAAAGGCTTGAAACATCTCGGGTTCTGTATATTTGGACATTTTACCACACCTTAGAATAATTAACTACTTCACTCTGACGACTAATGTCTTTAACAAAATAAACGCACATAGGTTTATCTGTTCCAGTTTCCAAAGGCACAGCCAACATCTGCCCAGGTTTGAGTTTAGGGAAGTACCATTTAACATCTTGATATATGTCAATTACTTCTACAGGATAGAACTCAGGCCGAAAGCTAGCCATAGGATTAAAAGCAAATGCACTAAAACCTCGATCATTGATGCTAGTAAGCGGAACAACTTCTAAATCTCCTAAGTCGGGTTCACCTATAAGTAATTGCCAGTCTATGGGCATTTTAACTACGTTGTTACCTATTTTAAGAACTAGTGCAGGACTGTTAAAGCTTTCTAAAAAAATTAAAGGAATAAAAAAGTAATCAGGTTCCTTAGGATCTGAATTGTCTAATACGCAGAATCTTATGTCGTCAACTTCTTCAGGTATCTCGTTTAATTCGTAACTGGTGTTATCTAATGTTAATAATCTCATATTGTTATAATAATATCTTTGTCAGTGTAAGTCAACTCTGCCATTCGGTTTTTTCTATACTAAATGGGTAGTTTGCTTCTTTATAAAATTGTTTACGTTTAGTTAAGTGTCGTTTGGCGAATTTACAAGTTGATGTTATGTCCCAGATTTGGACGAAGTCTTTGTCTTCAGCTTTTCTAATACCTCGCCCAATTGATTGTATAACCCTTGTAAAGCTTTTTCCGGACTCCACAAGAACCAAATTAAAAATCCTAGGGATATTAATACCCACAGCGGCCACACCGTAAGTCGCCACAGCAACCTTGTCATCAGTAATCGCAAATTCGTCGTACTCATCTTTTCTTGCCTTTGATTTAGTAGCTCCCGATACAAAAACTGCATTTTTTATTTTACTGGTTAATTTCTTACCCGGATCTACACGGTCAACCAGTACTAGGGTATTTCCCGTTTCAGAAATCTTGTTAATAAGATTAGCAATATAGTCTAATCGATCGTCTGTCTCTAACAAATATCTTAGTTCTTGTTGATAATCTTTATATTCGACATAGTCGACCATTTGTATTACATTCACGTGACAGTTACTTAGATGTCCTTGTTCTTGTAATTCGCTGGCACTAAGTTGCCCTATTACTGGACCAATGCAACAGTTCAATGCTTGATATGCATAATCTTCTTTGGGAACTGTGCCGGTTAATCCCCAGCGAATAGGCACACGAGCAAAGATGGTGGTCAACATAGACTTCAATGCATCTGCTTTGGCACTGTGAGCTTCGTCTACCATAACACAAACAACATTCTCGATAAAGTCGTGTATAGTCACATCTGCTTCATAGTTCTTTGTATTCTTCACTAAAGCATTCAAACTTTGCCATGTGCAGATTGTGTGTTGTTTAGTATATTCTTTGCGATCTCCAAACAATACACCAACGTCTAATCCCATGGTTTTGTAGTCTGTTTCTGTTTGTGTAACAAGACTTTTAGAAGGAACAATAACAATGCTTCGACCCAAATGTTGCACACTTGCAGACAGTGCCGCGGTCATAATAGTTTTACCAGCGCCTGTGGCCACTTCCTGAATACACTGCGGATTCTTTAAAAAGCGATTGACAATTTCAACTTGATAATCGCGCAGTATAATAGGTTCACCATTGGGCCATTGTTTGTGAGAGAAACTATCTTCGACCACTTGCCCGAGTTCTAATGTAGTGCTGTACTCACGCACATCGGTTACATCAATATCGTAACCCCGTTCTTCTAAGTAAGGAAGAATATCAGGCAATAAGTTAATGTAGGTTGTACCACCCAAATTAAAGTAAGGCACTTTACCGTCCCAACGACCCAGTCTGACCGCAGGCAAATATTTTGCTCCGGGTATTTCGTATTTGAACTTTTCTACTAATCGTTTTCGATCAGTGAGTTCAAGACCTTCGATCTTTACGTTAACTTCGTCGCGAATAATTAATTTTGCTTGATTCATTCTAGAATTATAATTTTTTCAGCATTAGAAACCCAACTTTGTTTTTTACTACCTATCATTAAGCTGGTGGTAGTTACTAATAACTTGGGACATACTTCGGGTCCCATTCCTCGATTCAAATAGATAATATCTTCGGTATTAGATTTTGGTAACCCGGTTTCGTAAACATGAATGGGCAATCTATTTACCTTTCGTGCATATTCTAATACTTGCTCCATGGAGATTTTTTCTTTGTTGCAAGTAGTTTTTCGATTTATCAAAAATCTACGATCATGTCCGTAATCTAATTTGTCGATCTGCTCCATTAAAGTTTCATCTACATCAAAGCCCAGCACTGCACTAACATCAATTAATGTTAACAGGTTGTTCATAGTAACGCCGCCGATATTCTCTAAGTAATCTAACAAACTAGATTCAGCGTTTTCCAAGATCAATTGATTGTCTACTAACTTAAGGCAAATTTCATAACCACTGTTTTCCACAGATAACATCTTTTCGTACAGTGCTGTAACAGATTCGTGAACGGAAAAATCATTTGAAGGACAAATAGTCATGATCCAATTTAAGTTGTATTCAGTCATGCCCAATATCCACATCTTTTTGTCATAATCGAATTTAACAGATCCTTCGCCTTGTCTTGCCTGTTTTTTCAACAAGTCGATTAACTTAGTATCATATGGAAATTTAACCACAAATTGATTATCGTCGATGTATACAGATTTCGATCTATCAACAACTCGTATACCTAATCTGAATGATTCAAGTTTTTCAGGGACAATGACCGGAGTGCTTAAACCTGCTAATTGCCTTCTGTACTTGTCTACAAGTTTTATTGCCAATGCGCTTTGTTTATCTGTATAAGGATTATTTAATTCGCAGGTTTGTGAGGACAAACTATCAATGATAGATACGTCGTACCTTGCTAAGTTTATGGGAGGAGGGGCATAGTTGAATATTCCAAAAACTTTGCCGTCGATACTGCGCCGGCCACCGATAAACTCTATGTAATCTTCAACATAATTAAAAGTGGGCTGCTTCATATTGCTATTATAGCAATATTTAATTCACAAATCAAATGTATTGATAGTCAGACATCGTATTCTTGCAGAATTCTAATAGCCCAATCAAACGCTAGATTAGCTTCATCTGCCATGCTGTCGTCCAGCTTTGATCTAATTGTGCTAATCAATTGATCCTTGTTTTCAAACTCAAACGCAATATGACTGCCAGGAATTAATCGTTTAATCATTTGGCCACCGTAGAGATCCCCCATATGCCAGACATATAAGTGAGCCATTATTTTGGCCGGATCTTTGTTAATGCTTAACAAATAATTGTGATAATCAACAGCAGCATTCTTAAAGGAATATTGTTTTTTATCAGCGTTCATAATATGATAGTCGTGAAATAACTTAAACGATCTACTTATGTCCGGCAAGTCTCTTAATAAGCCATTCATACCCGCAGCACCTTCTATGGTTTTGTAGAATAACATCTTCTGATAGGTGTAATCTATCCAATGATCCATGGGCAATGTTCCTGCAAATATAGCTCGCATGAATTGTGTGGATTCGGCTTGTTTATGTTTTTCTGCGGTAAGTTCTTTGAGACTCATATTCTTACTTATAAAGTAAAAACATAAAGTCAAAAAAAAGCCCTGCTTACGCAAGGCTTTAAAGAATCGCCACAGGAGCTAACTGATTAACAGGCGACCCGAAAAATTAATATGCTTGATTATTTAATTTAACATTAGACAAGCCTGCAAGAATTTGAAATTGATCCCACGCTTGTTTTACTGCTACGTTATTGTCAAGATCTTCGCCAACTAACACAGTTTCTAACCAATAATAAGGCAATCGAGTCGGCCGAGCCCCGAACTTTCGCGGTTGGTGTAGCTTTCCTGCATTCCAAAGTTCTATACTAACTGTACGAAACTCTTCTTCGGTATGTTCACTGCCGCCCCATTCCATGTTAGTGTTAAAAAACGAGCCACCATGATATCCGGCCCAAATTCCTGACCATTGGTCATCGTCACGCGGATCAAAATCTGTGCGAGCAATAATAACTAACACATCACCGATATCAACATTTCCTTCTACGATGTCTCGAACACAGCGACTATAACTTAGACCGATTTTCATATTATTTGGGCATCATCAAAGCATTGAAGTTAGCAGGAACTACGATAGTTTGAACTTTACCGTTCTTGATACCTTCGGAAATATTCAGAGCGGCCTGGGCATTCATAAACGCAATGCTACTGGCACTGTTATTAGCCAGTGCTGCCATTCGGCGTGCTTCTGCTTCAGCAGTTTTAACTTCCACTTCCTTTTGCTTGAGTTCGTTCTTACTACGAACCAAATCGTTGGCAGACGCCACAACACTGTCGGCAGGCACAACATTACGAATCAGCACCTGACTGATACTAATACTACCGTCCAGTTTTTCTTCGGCAAGATTGCGAATAATTTCTTCTTTGATGAAGTTTTCCATTTCAGTACGATTGTCTGCCATATCCAACGCTTCGTACTTACGTGCGGCTTTATAGATAGCGTTACGGGCATTTT